GTACAGAATTGTCAACTGTTCAGGACTATGTCAATAAAGACGGTCAGCGAAAGGAAGAACTACAACGCTACACTCGTGAAGAGAGCGCTCGTCAAGTCAGCGCAGTGCGTGAGCAGATATCCAGAGAATATGTTGGTAAATCAACCTACCAAGAAGATGTGAGAGGAATTGAACGCAAGTTTGAAGGTATTACCAACCCAAAAAATGGCTCGATAGCCACTCAGATTGCTAACTACAAAAATTCAGTAGATGGCAGATTCACTGAAATCACCTTACTGCTTTCTGGCAAGGCAAATCAGACGGACTTCCAGAGAGTCAAGGAAACCAGTCAACTCTACGAGCGCATTCTGGGCAGTACAGATAATGGAATTGCTAACAATGTCGCTCGCATGGCTATGACAAGTCAGCTATTTCAAGTTGAAGTTGCAAAAAATGCCAGCAATGGTCAAAATTTGTTGAAAGGTACAAAAGGTTTTTCTGGCGATTGGAAAAATATGGCTGCTGGCTGGAAAAAACATTCAGACAAGTATCAAGGATGTGATGTCCTATTTAAAAACAATTCGTGGAATGGTATTGGACAAGAGCTTGATGCAAATATTGGTGAAATCTATACATTCAGCTTATGGATGAAGAGTGACTGGAAGAACGACACAGTAAATTTCTATGTAAATAGAAATGGCTCCGTCGAGAAAGGCTGGGGTGTTCCATCCGAAACATCGGTCTCTATAACAAGCGAATGGCAACGATACTCATTTACCTTCAAAATTACTAAGGGCGGCTTTATCTTCCCTCGTGTAGAACGACTTAACCAAAACACAAATCTTTACGTTGCTGGTCTTAAACTTGAAAAAGGATCGTATGCAACACCGTACACCGAAGCCCCAGAAGACACAGACGAAGCGATTCGCACGGTTCAAAGTCAATTGTCTGGCTCGTGGGCAATTCAGAACATCAACAGCGCAGGTTCAATCGTTTCACAAATCAATGCGACGAACAATCAAATCTTGATTGAAGCCGAAAAGATTCGTTTGAAAGGCAAGACCTTGCTTGATGAGCTGACAGCTATTCAAGGTTATTTCAAACGCTTGTTTGTAGGCGATGCCAGTGTCGGAACGCTCAATTCAGACATCATTAGATCTAACTCTATCACGGCAGATAAGTTGGTCATGGATATGGCTATGGCCAGACGATTTGTATCAAGTGACCTCTTCACAGATACTCTTGCTGCTAAAGAAGCCTTTATCAATAAGCTTCGGTCAGTCGTAGTCACTGCAACCTTGCTTGAAGGTTATAGAGGTCGGATCGGTGGGTTCCAGATTGGTACACATGATAACGACCCAAGTTCATTCTGGTTGACTGGATTAGACCAGTTTAAGGTCGGTATGAGTAACGGTAGAGGTCGAGAGTTCCAGACGGCCTTCTGGGCCAACTGGGGCAATACTTGGGGAAAACCAGGGCCTTTATCTTGGTACGTCACACTCGACGGTCAAATGTACTGTAACAACAATGCGACCTTCCATAGAGTGGTTGATTTTTCAAGTACCTGCTCTGCTAATTTTTATGGAGCCAATTCGTTCTATAAAGATATTTATATGCGCAATGCTTCTGAAATCTACGGTACAGGTTCAACCCCTCGAGCTGGAGGTAAGAACTCGGTTGTTTGGTGGAACCAAGTCGGTGATGGAAGCCTCAAGTATCATATCGACATGGCTTCCGATAAGCGCTTGAAAGAGAATATTGTGGATAGTAACATTGTTGCTCTAGATAAAATCAAGCAATTGAAAATGAAATCCTTTGATTTCATAAGCAGTGGCAAACACGAAGAAGTTGGTTTGATCGCACAAGAAGTTGAAGCGATACTTCCATCAGTGATTTCAAAAAATCCTGAAAAAGCAGATGATTACTTGCACATCGACTATGTAGCGATTGTGCCTTATTTGATTAAGTCGATACAAGAGTTAAATCAAAAAATAGAAGAAATGGAGAAAACAGTAGCATGAATGACAACATGAACGAAGTAGTAAATCAACTGATGCTTGATTCACTAACTAAGAAGTTGGGAGCAAGCGCTCAAGACTCAGCGAAATTCGAGGCCCTTTATCTGTATGTAGCAAGTGAGCTACATACGATGAAAGAGGTTCTTGAATATGATCCAGCTCTAAAAGAGCTCTTTGAAGAAGTGAAAGGAAAAATGACAAATGGCAATTAACAATTATGAACTAGCGAGCAAGCCTTACACACGAGGCTTCGGAGACAACATTAAGACTGTGGTAGAAATTCGTCTATCCGAAGGCAATCGATACAGTACGAACATGCGTGAACTTTCAGGAGACCGTACAAATGAATCAGAAGATGTCTTGATTCAAGCGGTTCTTGATATCCTAAAAGCCGAACTAGATCCAGGAAGTGCCATCGTCAAAGCACAGGCGCAGCTTGAACAAGCTGAGCAACAGATTGCTCAAAACAAGAGCGAGCAGGACAGACTTGCTGCTCTTGCAAATAAAATCGATAAAGTAGTACGTGTCATGGCTCAAGATTCCATCATGGGCGAGAAAATCGCCTACGGAACAACCTACAAGGAGCTTGTCGAACTCTTCCCGTTTGCAGAAGAAGGCAAGGCCTATCAACCAGGAGATATGTTTGTCGTTGAAGATCCTGAACACGCTGAATTGAACGGTGAGGGCAAGCGTGTCTTGATTCAGACGAATCAGGTTTTCACTTACAAAGGCGAATCTCTCAAACAGCTTGAAGGCGGACCATCTCAAAATGGCCTTCTTGCAATCTGGAAGTGGGATGGGCAAAAGAATGGAAGTGATCTTGAAACTACTCGAGTTCCTGCACAATAGATTGGAAGTGGTCTGATTGGAATTACTAGCATTTCTAGATAAATTGAGTCCAATTCTAATCGTAATCATTCCTAGCTATTTTTCTTTCAAAAGCACGCAGAACACGAAAGAGACTGATAAGCAAATCAGTCTCTTATCTGACAAAATTAGTGCTATTGAAAAAACAGTCTCAAATGTTGAGAACATTGGCAAAGATAATAGCAAAGGCTTGACCATTATTGGAAAAGGTCTTCAAAGATTACAACGTTTTCGATTGCAAGAAAACCTAAAAAAAGCCATTAGACGAGGCAATACCAATCAGCATGAGATTGAGGAATTGTCTCGTCTTTATGAAAGTTATGTCGAGCTTGGTGGTAATGGAGCCATCAAGGTACTGTATGAAAAATTTCTAGCATTGGAAATTGTGGAGGAAAATATAAATGCAACAAATTAATGAAATTATCGCAAACGGAGCGATTAGCATCCTTGTTATTTTAGCAGGGGTAGCAGTCAAAGCGGTCAAGGACTACCTTATTCAAAAAGGCGGAGAAAAGACAATTAAGATTGTTGAAATCCTTGCCAAAAACGCAGTAAATGCTGTGGAGCAAGTAGCCTCTGAAACTGGCTATAAGGGCGAGAAAAAACTGGAACAGGCACGAACTAAAATCCGTGCTGAACTATCAAAATACAATATTAGCATGACTGACAAAGATTTGGACACATTCGTCGAGTCAGCAGTCAAACAAATGAACGATGCTTGGAAAGGACAGTAAATATGGCACTAAATATTGAAACGGCTATTGCCTGGATGCAAGCCCGAAAAGGGCAAGTGTCTTATAGTATGGATGATCGGAACGGTCCTGACTCTTATGACTGTTCAAGCTCTGTCTATTATGCATTAAGAAGCGCTGGCGCTTCATCTGCTGGTTGGGCAGTTAATACTGAATACGAACATGACTGGCTGATTAAGAACGGCTATGAACTAATCGCTGAAAATGTTGAATGCAATGCTCAGCGTGGAGATATCTTCATTTGGGGCAGACGTGGAGCGAGCGCTGGTGCATTTGGTCATACTGGAATTTTTATCGACGAAGACAATATCATTCATTGTAATTATGCCTATAATGGTATCTCAATCAACAACCATGACGAGCGCTGGCTTGCAGCTGGACAACCATATTTTTACATTTATCGTTTAACAAACCCAGATGCACAGTCTGAGGAGCCTAAGAAAGGCTGGCAAGAAAATTCTACTGGTTGGTGGTATGTACGTTCAGATGGCTCTTATCCAAAAGAGAAATTTGAAAAAATCGATGGCACCTGGTATTATTTTGATGGCTCTGGCTATATGCTTGCAGACAAATGGAAGAAACATTCAGATGGCAAATGGTACTATCTTGATGTTTCGGGAGCGATGGTCACTGGATGGAAGAAAATCGCTGGAAGCTGGTATTACTTTGACAGTGAAGGAGCCATGAAGACTGGTTGGGTCAAATATAAAGACCACTGGTACTATCTCGACGCTAAGGATGGCGACATGAAATCCAAGCAGTTCATCAAATCAGCAGATGGTACAGGTTGGTACTACCTTAAATCAGACGGAACAATGGCAGACAAACCAGAATTTACGATTGAGCCTGATGGCTTAATCACCACAAAATAAAATATAAACAGAAAGGCAAAAATATTGTACACTAACCGCAGGCAATAGCTTGCGGTTTTTTTGTTTGCGCTGAAAGTAGAAAAAAACAGTGATATTACTCACTGATCCTTTTGCAAACTATTAGGAATTAAATTGTAACCTTCTCAACTATGCGGGCAAATCTGGTATAAAAATGAATACGAAGATGAATACGATTTAAAAAAATGACGGAAATCAACGGAAATGATTTTAAAGAAAATATGCAAAAAAACAAACCATTGATAAGCAACGGAAATCAATTGTAAACACAAAATTCTTTATACCATAGTTCGTGACAGTTCCTGTTTTTTTTGATAGAATCATACAGTATGCCCTTGGGCACAAAGTAAGAACTGG